ATTCGCGAACACGCCCTCTATACAAAAATAAACGTCCTCATTAAAAAAGCGCTCCATTATTTGTCGCAAGTTGATTATACTTTGACTGGAAACTTTGTGGATTTGCGAAGTGGAATAATCTATATTTCACTAATTGGTATGACGGCCACGCATGAGGAGCGAACCGTCTTCATTGAATTAGACCGTTCCCGCAATTATCGGAAAGAATTGATTGCGATTCTTAAAGCGACTGCGCAAGAGATTGGAATTCTGGATGATGTAGTTATCTCAGAAGGTGGAATGGTCGGAATTGGCCTGTATCCGAGAGAATATGATAAGGTCCAAGTGGTGGAATGTATTCGGGACGCATATGATGAAATACACTACTTCGGCGATAAATATGAAACAGATGGTAATGATTATCATCTCTTACATCACAAATCAGTAATTGGTCATAAAGTGGATTGCGTTGAGGACACGCTTCGAGAGTTGGAAAAAATATAATTTTTATTTGAATCTTCTATTTTTCATATTTGAAATACATTTATACTAACTACTATAAAAGACATAGATTCATACTTTATATAATACAGTCCGAATTTGGGTCTTTTTTGGGGTCTAACTCCTCCGCGTTTAGTGGGAAAAAGGGGCGTTTTGGGGGTTCGCCCCTTTACCCGCGTTTAGCGGGAAAAAGGGGCGTTGTGAAGAACATACCGATTCAATTCTTCTGTCGCTTTCACAATTTCTTTTCGCCGATATAAATTTAACATAACCGCAATACGACTAAATGATGAATGAAACGAGCCTTCTACATGCTTACAATAAGTCAAAAGGCTTATATCAATTCCAGTATCAAATAAAGTAGTATGACGAAAACTATTCTCTAATTTTTTTATTTTTTTATAAATAACCACATTTTTTGGAAACTTTTTAAAATATAAGTCTTGTGTATTTCTATTATCCGTAGATAAGAAAAATACAACAGTAGAATCCTTTTTTATTTCAGTTTCAATTACTTTAAAAAAATATTCATCATTTGTATAATTTCCGTGTCCCTTTGCTAATCCAATATGGTCCGTTCTACGAACATGAAGCCCAATTGTATTATTCTTATTAAAATATTTATCCACAAATTCATGACTTATTTTTCTAACTTCATTGTTAAACCGAAGTAATCCAAAAATTTTACATTCAACTTCCGGTGTAATTATATCAACTTTTAATATTTTAGAATAAATATTTGGGATACTATGTTGACCAGCATATCTTTTTATACCTCTCGGAACTTCATTATCATCCTTCACAAATTTTGAATTTGGAAGTAATTTGAAAATTTCCAAAAAATGCCCATTACATGCAGGTGCGGAACTCCATTTTATATAACATATACACTCTTTATTTGGACATTTATTAGATATAGCCCGATTATATGAATAAAATCCACAAACCCAACTTAATCGATTACATAATCCGTGTTGTGGAATTAGATAGATACACATAATTTATATTTATATAATTATAAATCATTAAATCATTAAATCATTAAATGATTTATAATTCTATAGTTTATATATGACAAAATCATATATAAACTATAGAATATTATTCTTATTTTTCTTGAATTGGAGGACAGTCAGCATCAACCATTTCTCTGACTAAATCAATGAAACTACATTCCGGTTTCCATCCTAATTCAGTTCGCGCCTTGGTAGAATCTCCAAGCAACATATCCACTTCCGCTGGACGAAAATATTTTTCATTCACAAAAATCAACTCTCGACCAGTTTTATCGTCATATCCAACTTCATCCAATCCCTCCCTCTTCCATTTTATATCAAATCCCCGCATTCCAAATGAGAGCTCTATAAATTCGCGAACACTATGATATTCATTTGTGCTCAAAACATAATCATCCGGCCTGTCATTTTGTAAAATCATCCACATTCCTTTTACGTAATCTTTCGAATGACCCCAATCACGCAAAGAATCCAAGTTCCCCATAACGATATAGTCGCGCTCCCCTCGTAAAATCATCCCGAGACCCCGCGTAATCTTGCGCGTCACAAAAGTTTCGCCCCGTCGCGGGCTCTCATGGTTAAATAAGATTCCATTAGTAGCAAACATCCCGTAACTTTCGCGATAGTTCTTAACTATCCAAAATCCATATAATTTCGCGACTCCGTATGGGCTCCTCGGATAAAAGGGGGTCGTCTCAGTTTGTGGTGTTTCTTGGACTTTTCCATATAACTCACTCGTAGATGCTTGATAATAGCGGGTCTTATCTTGTAGACCGGTGGAGCGAATAGCTTCGAGAAGCCGAAGAACACCGAGCCCATCAATATTACCGGTATATTCGGGCATTTCGAAACTAACTTTCACGTGGCTCATTGCGCCTAAATTATAAACTTCGAGGCGTTCCATTTCTGGATAAGTCGTCTTAATTTCAAAAATAATATGTAATATATTTCCAGAATCGGATAAATCGCCGTATCTTAAAATTAAATTTTTGTTTGAATAGAGATGATCGATTCTGTGAGTGTTAATGCTTGAACTCTTTCGAATAATACCCCAGACTATGTATTTTTTTTCGAGCAAAAATTCCGCTAAATAAGAGCCATCTTGACCAGTAATACCAGTAATTATTGCTATTTTTGTCATAATTTATTAATTATTATAAAATTGTGAGAAACCCGAAACAATATTTGGATTAGAAATTTAATTCAATTATGTAAAATTTTATAAGCTGTAAATAGTCATACAATTTTATACAGTTTATATATGACTTTAATATATATAAACTCTAGACCTATAAATCATGTAATGATTTATAGTTATACTGTTTTTAGTATTATATATTGATGTAATTTATAAAACAATCACAAATACCTCTTCAAAAAAAATAATATTTTTTCAAATAAAAATGTAAATTATAATAAGAATAATTTTCCAATTACTCTATATCTGCTTTTGAAAAACTGCCAGTTCTGGTAACACAAACGATCTGATTTGACTCAAATCTCATTGACAGAATATGCTCCATTTCAAAACACAATGTCTTGATGTGCTTATACGTTCCAAGGTAGTGGGAAAAACTATAGATTTTGATCTCAGACGACCTTGGAATATGAAGGATAGTGGGCGGGGTTTCCGAAGAAGTCGCTATTGCGAAGCGATTCGTATTGTCGTCCAAACAGACTGACATCACACTTGTACCAAAAGAGACTGACATCACCTTTATACTGATCGGTTTCGGAATGTCTAAAATGGAACTCAGCCACGTCCCCTCGTCGTTCCTAATCTGCATGATTTGGCAGCCACTGCGTGTTCCAATAATCGCGATTGGCTTCATTGGATGCAACTTCGCGCAATTGATTTCGCCAATCTTTCCCATAATTGGAAATCTAACGATTCCAACACACTGAAAGATTGAGGGACTCTCAGATTCAGGGTCAGGGCATGACTCCTCCCATATTTCGAGTGTTCCAGCCCTGGAAATGAGCGCTATAAATCGATGACCATCGCCTGAAACATAGACTTCTACATCTACGATAGACGATGAGAGGACAGGAAGCGAACTCTCGTAATTTTTCCTCCCGATGGTTACCACCGGTTCAATCTTCAAGATATTGCTCGGGGGCAACCTCTCGCTCAAACTTTCAACGCAGTTTTTAAATCCCCACGTCGTTACCTCTTTGTAGGCATCATTGACTAATAGAAAATTTCCATCAGAAAGGGGAAGCAAGATACGGATATCTCCCATCGTTTTGTAACAGCTCCGATAATGATATTCCGAGATTGATTCTGGATTACAAGTCCACACTCTTAACCAGGTGTCCAAGCAGCCAGTAACCATCACATTTCCATCCTTGGTAAATGCGATCGAAATGACCTTCGACGAATGTGGGCTGTCTAGTCTGTCCTGCAACATACCGTTGAGCCACAAATACACCCGGTTGTCCATGGACTTGTTAACATAGGTATACTTCCCACGATACAATTTGTAGTATCCGCGGACACGACAGCCAGTTGCGACTATTCCCGTTCTCGGATTAATAGCCATACTGTAAAACTCAGTAATGTAATGGGGATTGCCCACATTGACAAAGGTCATTGTCTGAACCTTCGGATCGAGAACCTCATGACCGAGAACCTTCGGATCGAGAACCTCATGACCGAGAACCTTCGGATTTTTCTCGTTTTCCGATTTATATTCCATTTTCTTTCAAGTGAAGTGTATCAAATAATATAAATTTTAATATTTTTAACCATCAATTTTTCTAAAAATAATATCAGTTTATACGACCAGATATTATTATCCATTATAAAGCATTATATAGGTAAAATATTCGCAAGTTCAGTTGTATTATACCAACCGAAAAGAAAAATGAGACAAAAAAATGTAAAACTATTCTATCCAGTGATGTAAATGCACCCTCTGTCAGGGCTTGTTTTCATTTGACAGCTTTTTACAGCGGTTGAAAACTTTTATTATACAATATTATTTCACCATATATTAGAAATCTTGAAATTTAAATCCTACTAATATACGTTTATGTAAGCGAAATGTTAATCATTTACAATATGAAATAATAAGGGAGTATCATAGAAGATTATAATTTTAAACCACTAAAAATATTACCCGTAATGCAAGAAAAAGCTTAGTAATAAATATAGGTTCTTCTCAACTAATATATATAATATTATTTTCTTTAAGCCATTTATTTTGTCTCATTTTTTTTTCAGTTGTATTAATCGCATTATTCCCGAAATATAATATTATAAATTTTTATTTTTTTATAGAAAGTTTGTCTCATTTTCTTTCCGGTCGGTGTAATGCTATTATAGTCATAATTTATTAATTATTATAAAATTGCGAGAAACCCGCAATTAATGGACCTGAACATAAGTTTTCACCATAGTTCACACACTATTTTTTTGGTCGTACGATCAAAGATTTGGTAGGCGTGAGTTCTGGTTGTGAATACAATCAGATCTTCGTATCGAGTAATCGACAACAGTTGAAATGTCCCCAAGGATGACTTATCATCTTTCATCCGATTTAAGGATACAACATTTGATTTTGTCGGATCAAGTCCGAATTCGACAAAACAGATCTCCGTATTTGATGCAAACCAGACAGTGCTTCCGTCGAGAAAGAACATTGAAAGGTTGAATCTAGGCAGTCCCTTCAGATAGGGGATGGGTGGACAAGGTAGAGGTATACCAGTTCTACAAAACTTCCACATCTGCTCATCCTGAATCAGGAATCGCTGAGCATCGGTTAATTTTACATCAAACGTCAGATTGATGGTGCATACGAGTTTCCCAGATAACATGTCATCTTCCGGCTCGACCACAAAGATTTTATCAGAATCCGAGAAAATCGCAAAAAATCCGGTTTGCGGATCAGATTTGACACGAAAGATGCCGTTATACCGATGCTTAGACCTGCGGTCGTCGAGTTCCACCTTTTGTCCAAGGGCGAGCTTCTTCCGCATACTCCCCCCAAACATTACCGTTTCGACCCTTCCAAATTGAAGGGTCGAATTTTCAGTCAGGGTAATCGTATCTAAACGAAGGACATTCCCCGTCGCCAGATTGACATACGTTTGTTTACGTCCCACCTCGATGGTCAGAATGTTCATATACAGACCGATGGAATCGATTATATCAAAATCCGAGAGTATTTTGACATCTACGATGCCTATTACTTCCCCCGACAAGTTGTCATCTGACACCCTGATCATATGAACGAGCCCGATGAAGGATACAACTGCGAGACACTTTGTTTTTTCGCAAAATGACACTCGTAAAGAGCAGCAATAGAGCTGAACCTCTGTCTCAACAGCAAAAGTTTGTCCAAGAACCACATTTCCGGATGGTTCAAGAAATCCAAGCTGGATGGTTAAATTTGGAATGTCCAAAACAACCACGAAGGAGGCCCAGTCGAAAAGGGCACATTTAATCCCCAACTTTTCATCTCGTATATCACAAGGTCGACGTATAACGCTCATTTGATTTGATATGTATCACAAATCATATAATTTTGATATTTTTTACCATAAATTTTTTGTAATTTATTATTGTTAATATTACGGTTTCCATTTTTTAGTCCAAATACTCGTCTGTTTACAGTATTAATTTTTCTTAATCTGATTATACGGTTTTATACGGTTTTAAGTAGCGGATTATTACTATTATAACAAACATAAAAGAATTATTATTTTTATCACTCATTATAATAAAATTGAATATTATTTATTCAAATTATAACAAGAATAAAAACATGGGAAATACAGTTTTATTATTATTTGATAAAAGAAATAATTTACCAAAAATACATTACAATGACAAAACAATACAAATTGATTCAATCACAGCATTTGATGTATCAGAACGAAAAAACAATGATGAAATGAATCGTATTCGAGAAAATATAATCGGAGCAA